TGAAAGAGTGCAGCGTGGAGGGGTGCTGCAACCCCTCCAAGACAAAGACTTTTTGTGCAAACCACTACGCTAGATACCAACGTCACGGCGACCCTCTAGGTGGTGGGCCTTCGCGCGCAGTTTTAGCAGTCAGCAAAAAATGCCGCATCGAAGGATGCACAAATGTCTACAAAAGCGGGCAATGGTGCCACGCGCACTATGAGAGATTCAAAAAGTACGGTGACCCACTGAAAGGCGGGTCTTTCCATGAGGAAAACAGCGAGAAATGCAAGATGGAAGGTTGCGGCAAACCATCTTTGGCGAAGTGCCTCTGTGGAGGGCATTACTCACTGTTTCGTAAATACGGCGACCCCAGCATCGCAAAGCACAAGTGGTATCAGAACGGCAGGGATGAATGGCATGAATCAACGTCCACAGGATACATCTGGCGCTACGTAGGTAGACAAGACCCGCAAGCCAGCAAGCACACTGGCTACGTTTACCAGCACCGTGTTGTGATGTCGGAAATGCTTGGGCGTATGTTGAAAGACAATGAGAACGTCCACCACATCAACGGTGACAGAAAAGACAACCGCCCAGAGAATTTAGAACTCTGGGTGAAGTCTCAACCAGCAGGCCAACGAGTGTCTGACTTGCTCATGTGGGCAAGGCAGATACTAGAAGACTACAAAGACCTCGCGTAAAACCAAGGCCCATGCAGGGCCTTTTCTTTTGGCACCCAATGAAACTCACCATTACCAAAGACTTCACCTACTGGCACGGCGGCTGCCGACGCGCGGACTACGTGACCGGGCAGGAAGTCGAGACAGACGATCAGGAAATGATCGCCGTAGCTGTGGCCGAAGGCTGGGCAACGGACGGAGCGCCAAAAGAAAAGGCAGCCAAGCCACCAAGTAACAAGGCCCACAAGGCCGCGCCGGAGAACAAATGAGCTTCGTCCAATTGGCAGAGGCCAAGCTGCACCTGCGCGTTGACGGCACCGATGAAGACACCCTGATTGGTTTCTACATCACCGCAGCCGAACAAATGGCAATTGCGTTGCTGGATCGTGGCGTGTACGCTGACGGCACGGCACTGGGCGCGGCGCGGGCGGCGGCACCGGCAGAACTGACAGCGGCCACAGTCACCTACACCGCAGCCATCGCAGCCGCGCAAGCCCTGGCAGACACCACAGAGCAAGCTGCCGCCACCCAGGCCGCAGAGTACGCCTACCTGCGCGCCCAAGTGGCCTACCGGAAGGCCATGGATGGCATCGTGGTCAACGACACCATCAAATCCTCCGTGCTGCTGATCGTCGGGCACCTGTATGCCCACCGTGAAGACGTGCTGTCGGGTGTGTCTGTTGCCAAGCTGCCCAACGGGGCCGAATGGCTGCTGGCGCCGTACAAGGTGTACGCCTGATGCAAGCCGGTCGCCTCAATCGCCGCTGCGTCATTCAGCAGCCCGGAACCGTGCAGGACGAACTGGGCCAGCCCATCCCCGGCTGGACGGACGTTGCCACGGTGTGGGCGAACATCAAAGTTGAAAAGGGCATGGAGCATATCCGCGCCAACGCCGACACCGCAGTCAACAAAGTAAGCATTCGTGTGCGCTACCGCACAGACCTCACCGCTGCCATGCGCGTGCAGCACGGCACCACGGTGTACCAGATCAAGTCGGTGCTAGCCGACGTGGACGGGCGTGAGTACACAGACTTAGTGTGTGAGGTGTCCAGTGGTCAGAATTGATTTTGATTTCGCGGATATCACCAGCAAGCTGGAAGCAGCCAAGGTTGCTGCGGTCACATCCGTTCGCCCAGCAGCGCAAGAGGGCGCACAGATTTACTAC